AAGCCCCGCTCGGTGCAGACTTTACTGGACAGATGAGGCCGGTAGATGAGTAAGAAGACGCGCGCTGGTATTAAGAACCTCAAGTGCAATAAACCGAAACGAACTCCTAGCCACCCAAAGAAGTCGCACGTTGTGAAGGCTTGCGAGGGAGGGAAGGAAAAGATTATCCGTTTTGGTGAGCAGGGTGCTTCTACTGCTGGCAAGCCGAAGGCTGGAGAGTCAGCGCGCATGAAAGCAAAGCGGCGTAGCTTCAAAGCGCGTCACAGAAAAAATATTGCCAAAGGCAAGATGTCTGCGGCATACTGGGCTAACAAGGTTAAATGGTGATTGATATGCCTCAAGTTGGTAAAAAGAAGTTCCCCTATACTCCTGCTGGTATTCGCAAGGCTAAAGAAGCTGCGAAGAAGGAGAAAAAGGATAAGAAGTCTATGTTGAAAGGATATGGTAAATGAGCAAGCTTTATAAAATTGATGGTTCGGAATACATCAGCAAAGATTATTTCGTTCTTCCTGATGGTCGCCCCCACTCAGGCAAGTCGTTCACCACTGATAGTGTTCGTCTCTTCACGGAAGAGGAACTTACTGATCGCGGCGTGAAGGCAGTAGCCCATGTGCCGGAGAAGCGCGTTCAAAAAGTAAAAACAAAAAACACCCCCACCTCCTTGCGTAAGTTGAAGGAAGAAGAGAATGGCGGTTAATGAAGCCGGAAACTACACCAAGCCGGGGATGCGTAAGAATCTTTTCGAGAAGATTAAACGCGGTGGCAAAGGTGGCTCACCGGGGCAATGGTCTGCACGCAAGGCTCAGATGCTCGCGCGTCAATACAAGGCTCGTGGTGGAGGCTATACTAGCTAATGAAAGCCCCGCAAAAATCTCTTCGCGCTTGGACAAAACAGAAGTGGCGGACTAAATCAGGCAAGCCTAGCACCCAAGGGCCGAAGGCTACTGGTGAACGCTACTTGCCAGAGAAGGCAATCAAAAGCTTGAGCGATGAAGAGTATGCTCGCACCACCGCAAAGAAACGTGCGGCTCGTCGTGCTGGCAAGCAGTTCTCAAAACAACCGAAAGGTATTGCTGAAAAGACGCGGAAACATCGTCGTGTCTAAGCAAGAAACTCGCAAGCTTCGGAGAAAAGCAATCAAGATGCAGAACAATAGTTCGCGCAAGATGCACTTTTCAGAAGCTATGCAGGAGGTAAGGAAGGTAACAAATGAGTTTTCTACACGCAATTAGTGAGCAAGAGCGTCGAGTCTTACGCAACATAGTTAAGAAGGTTCACCTCAAGCATCACCCCCAAGAGTTCTGCACTGACTATGAAGCTGACAAGCTTATCTCGATTATCGCTCCTGATGTAGTTGAGCGTCTAATCAAAGTCGGCGTGGATCATAAAATTGACGAACTTTAAGTATAAGCCGGATGGCGATGTCCTGAAGGAGTTTATGAAAGATGATACTTTCTTTCGTGGTATTCGCGGCCCTGTTGGTTCTGGTAAGTCTGTGGGCTGCTGCGTTGAAGTATTTCGCAGGGCATTAGCACAGCAAAAGAATGATGATGGCATACGCCGTTCTCGCTGGGCTATCATTCGTAACACCAACCCACAGCTAAGAACTACGACTATTAAGACTTGGCTTGACTGGTTTCCCGAAGACCAGTGGGGAAGATTTCAATGGTCAGTCCCCTATACGCATCACATCAAGCAAGGCGACCTAGACCTTGAGGTTATCTTTCTTGCTCTCGATAGACCAGAGGATGTAAAGAAACTTTTGTCATTGGAGTTGACTGGCATTTGGATTAACGAGGCGAGGGAATTGCCTAAGTCAATTATTGATGCCTGCACCATGCGTGTTGGTCGTTTCCCCTCTATGCGAGATGGAGGCCCCACATGGACTGGCGTGATTGCTGATACCAATGCCCCAGAAGAAGACCATTGGTGGCCTATTATGTCTGGCGAAGTTCCTGTCCCTGACCATATTTCTGCTGATGAAGCGCGTATGATGGTGAAGCCGGACAACTGGAGTTTCTACACACAGCCTGCGGGAATGGTAGAAGAGAAAGATAAAGAAGGCTCTATCCAAGATTATGTGCCAAACAAACAGGCAGAGAATCAAAAGAACATGATGAAGAGCTACTACCCCAACCTTATCAGGGGTAAGACTAAAAGCTGGATTGATGTCTATGTTATGAATAAGCTAGGACAGATAAATGATGGGAAGCCAGTATATCAAATGTTTGCACCAGACTTACACATCGCTAAAGAAGAAATACCTGTCGCTGCTGGAGTTCCGGTCTTTATTGGTCTTGACTTTGGGCTTACTCCTGCTGCTGTGTTTGGTCAGCGTGTTCGTGGTCGTTGGTTGATACTTCAAGAGATTGTTGCTTTTGACATGGGCATTGTGCGGTTTGCAGAGTTACTTAGGCAGGAGATTGCCACACGCTATAGTGGGTGTGAGGTAAATATTATTGGTGACCCTGCTGGTGACTTCCGCGCGCAAACGGATGAAAGCACTCCGTTCCAAGTGCTTCGGGGTGCTGGTCTTACTGCGCGTCCAGCACAATCCAACGATGTTTCCTTGCGTATTGAGGCTGTGGCTGGCACACTAAACCGTTTGGTTGAGGGCAAGTCGGGTATCTTAATAGACCCGCGATGCAAAGAGTTGATCAAAGGTTTTGATGGTGGCTATGGGTATCGGCGTATGCAAGTGTCCGGCGAACGTTACGATGATAAGCCCGATAAGAATAGGTTCTCTCATATACATGATGCTTTACAATACTTAATGCTTGGTGGTGGTGAAGGCCGTGAAGTCCTCGGAAATAACAAGACCGCTAAACCGTTTACTATGAAGCGGGACTTTGATATATTTACACGGAAACCCAAGCAAGCGAAACAAAGTTTTTGGAATAGGATGAAGTAATGGGCAGACCTACTCAATTAGATGCACAGCGCAGAGAGGCTAGTAGGCAAAGACGCATGAAAGAGTATAATCTTGGTGCTGGCTTAGATCCAAGAACAAAAGAGCTTACTGATAAACTTTATCAACCCACTAGATTTACAACTATGAGCAGGCGAGGTGGCAACACCGAAGAAAGCTTAAACAAAGCCGCATATCAAAAGAATGTAAGTTTTATTCAAAAATACTCTGTTCCGGAAACTATGTTTGCCGAAGCTGCTGCTGCTGGTGTTGACCCAAGAACCATTGAGGCATTAAGAAAACAATCTGACAAAGCTAGGGCGGATGCCTTAAAAATACGCAGTAAGTCTCGCTCACCGGGAATGGTTGGCGCAGTGTATGGCGGCAGATTAAAAAATATTGGATCTACTGTTGGTTTGATTGCCGAGGACTTGCGCGGACAACTTAAGTCTGATGTCCAAAAGCAACCTGAGTTTCAAGAAATTCGTCGCCGCAGAGAAAAGGCAGTAGAGCAAGCTACTGTTGGTATGCGGCGTAAACGAGGCAAGGCATCATTATTGTCCGGCGAAGCTGGCGGTGCTGGCTTCTTTCAAAGGTATTTTACATAATGGCATTTGACAACGCTATAAGGGCATATAGAAAAAGGCAGTCGTTTCTTAGGGATGTTCGCGCCGCTGGGGTTGATCCACGCACTATTGAGTATTACGAAACTGCTCGTAAAGAAGCTTCGGCTGCACAAATGCGCTATCAATCTACATTAAGAAAAAAGAAACGTGGCATCGGTGGTGCTTTCAGAAAACTTGGTGGCGGCGGTAGCATTGAAAAATATCGTGATCTTGCACAAAAAGCGAGACTTGAAGTTGAAGACTTAAAAAAGGGTTTGTTAAGCGATGTTAAAAAGCAAGGTGAACTTCAAGCAATACGGCGTAAGCGTAAATCTACTGTAGAAGAAACTATTGCTGGTATGACACGCAAGCGCGGTAAAGCTTCTCTTATATCTAGCCCTGCTGGTGGTGCTGGATTTTTTCAAAGGTATTTTGGATAATGGACAAAACAGCTAAACATTACATCAAGAAGTATGAGACTGCGCGAACTCAACGCACTCCCTTTGAAGATCTTTTCCAAGAGTGTTACGACTATGCTCTCCCCCAGCGTGAAGGCTTTTACTTCAATGCGCCGGGTCAACGCCGTGATGACCGAATCTTTGACGAGACTGCGGTAGTTGGCGTTCAAGAGTTTGCCTCTCGTTTGCAGTCTGGGCTTGTTCCCAACTTCGCTCGTTGGTCTGACTTGGTTGCTGGCTCGGAAGTTCCCGCAGAAGAAGCAGATGAAATCAACAACAGCCTTGATGAAGTCACAGAGTATATCTTTGAGATTCTTGCAAACAGTAACTTTGCACAAGAGGTGCATGAGTCATTCATGGACTTGGCTGTCGGAACTGGCTGCTTGCTGGTTGAAGAGGGCGATGCAGTAAACCCAATCCGTTTCAGTGCTATCCCTCTTCCTAAGGTCGTTCTTGAGAATGGCCCCGATGACCGCATTGACCATGTATATCGTGAGCGTGAGATTCGCCATAACGACATAAAGATTGTTTACCCCAAAGCAAAACTCTCCCCCAAGATGCAGGATATGATTAACCGCAAGGGTGACGAGAAGTGCAAGGTTCTTGAGGTTATATGTCGCCTGTATGACAAACCCAACCAAGAGCGTTACGGCTACTACGCCATTGATAAAACTCATGGCGAGTTAATCTTTGAAGACACCTTTGAAGGCGTGGGCAGCAACCCGTTCGTTTGCTTCCGCTGGTCTAAAGCTGCTGGCGAAGTATATGGTCGCGGCCCATTGGTAAACGCTCTGTCTGCAATTAAGACAACCAACCTTACAATCCAGCTTGTATTGGAAAATGCACAGATGGCTATCTCTGGTATTTACCAGATGGATGATGATGGGATTATCAATGTCGATACGATCAATCTTGTGCCGGGGACTGTCATTCCTAAAGCACCCGGCTCAAATGGGTTACAACCTGTTGCGGCAGCCGGAAGCTTTGATGTTGCCAATCTTGTTCTTAACGACATGCGGATGAACATTAAGCGCGCATTGTATAATGATATGCTCGGTGATCCGAACCGGACACCCGCCACGGCTACCGAAATTGCAGAACGCATGGCTGACTTGAGCCGCCGTATTGGTTCTGCCTTTGGTCGCTTGCAAGCAGAGATGGTTCAGCCCATTCTGCAACGTGTAGTTTACATTCTGCGTAAGCAGGGTCGCATTGATCTCCCAACAGTTAATGGTCGTGAAGTAAAAATTCGGAGTGTATCTCCCTTGGCGCAAGCCCAGTCTAATCAGGACATCACAACTGTTGCGAGATTCCTTGAGGTAGTTGGTGCAAACTTCGGGCCGGAGATGGTCAACTTGCTTATCGACTCAGAAGAGACAGCGGTTTACTTGGCTAAGAAGTTTGGCGTTCCTGATAACCTAATCAGAGACGAAGCCGAGCGTGAACAGATTCAACAGATGCAACAAATGATAGCGCAGATGCAGGCGCAGCAACAAGGCGGTGGTGTGGTATAGATGTCACATATTGGAGTAGATGGTTTTCCTCGACCACAAAAAGAGGACGAAAAGATTTCTATGGATATTAAAGCCTTGCTGGGAACTCCGGCAGGCAAAGAGGTTCTTCGTTATCTCCGCTCTATTACATTGGATGCGGTAGCTGGCGGGGGCATTAGCGATGGCGAACTCCGTCACTTGGAGGGTCAACGCTTTATAGTCGCGCTAATTGAACGGCGCATTAACCATGCAGAAAAGGTAGAAAGTAAATGAGTGAAGCAACAGATAATGTGGAAGCGCAAGCCGAAGCACCTGAAGCCGTAACAACTGAGGTAGCAGACAGCCGCCCTGAGTGGCTTCCTGAAAAATTTAAGTCTCCAGAAGATTTGGTAACTTCTTATTCCTCCCTAGAGAGCAAGCTAGGTAAGGGGCAAGATGAGTTGCGCGAATCTATTATGGGTGAAATTGAGCAAGAGGCTTTTGCTAATCGCCCTGAATCATCTGGTGACTACACCCTTCCAGAGGGTGCTGACGAACTGGCAGATGATCCTAATGTAGATTGGTGGGCAAACTTTGCTTGGGAGAACGGTTTCTCTCAGGATGAGTTTAACGAAGGTTTGGCTCGTATGATGCCTGACCAGCCCGACCTTGACGCTGAGTCCGCCAAGCTGGGTGACAACGCCGAGGCTCGTATTGAGGCTGTGGCACTGTGGTCGCAAAAGAATGTCCCTACTGAATTGAGTGGTGAGATTATGCGTCTTGGTGAAACTGCCGAGGGTATTGAACTCCTCGAGCATTTCATGGGTGCAATGTCTGACACTTCTGTTAGTGGCGATATTACTGCCCCGACAGTTCTCGACAAGGCTGAGTTGGAGTCTATGATGAAAGACCCGCGCTACTGGGATAACACTCGACGCGATGCAGCTTTTGTCAAGCAAGTTGACGAAGGCTTCGCTAAACTTTATAAATAAGTAATACACGAGACCCCTCCTAAACACCGTCCCTCTTTCGATTGGGGCGGTGTTTTTTATATTGCTAAAATACATTGTTTCGGGCATTATTCTTTTGTTAGAGGCCCGATGATACGCGGATAGCCCGGAAACGGATAACTAGATGATGCAACGCACGGACAACCATTCCTGACATTGTAACTGAAACTTCTAAACTGGAGAATGAAAATGGCTAATACTATTGATCAAGCCTTCATCACGCAGTTTGAATCTGATGTTCATTTGGCGTATCAGCGTATGGGGTCTAAACTCCGTAACACTGTCCGTCAGGTTAATGGCGTAACGGGTTCTACTGTTAAATTTCAAAAAATTGGTAAAGGTGCTGCTAACACCAAGTCTCGTAACGGCGATGTTACTGGCATGGAAGTCGCACACACCAACGTATCAGCAACGCTGACCGATCACTACGCACCTGAGTATATCGACAAGCTGGACGAACTGAAAACCAACATTGACGAACGTCAAGCTGTTGCTCAGTCGGCTGCTTATGCTCTGGGTCGTAAGACTGACGAGTTGATTGTTGCTGCTCTCGACGCTGGCGCAAACAGCACTCAGATTGCTGACACTTCTGGCGCGCTGGTTAAAGGCGACTTGCTGACCCTGTTTGAAACAATGGGTTCTGCTGACATTCCGGAAGATGGCAACCGCTATCTTGCAATGTCTCCTGCTGGTTACGCTGACCTGTTCAGCATCAACGAGTTCGCATCTAGCGATTTTGTTGGCGACCAAAACCTCCCGTTTGCTGGCGGCATGACAATGAAAGAGTTCTTGGGCTTCAAGATCTTCTCAACGTCTGCTGTTGCTGGCGGTAAGAACTTTGCCTACCATAGCTCTGCTATTGGTCTGGGTGTTGGTTCTGATGTTCAAACCGAAGTGAACTATGTGCCGCAGAAAGTGGCTCACTTGGTCACTGCTCACATGAGCATGGGTGCTATCGGTATCGACGATAACGGCATCTACGAAGTTCTGGACAACAACTAAGTCTGGTAGGGGAGCGGTGGGAAACTGCTGCTCCCCCCTTTCTTGACGAGGTAAGTATGACATCCACAGTAGCTAACAGTGCTATCGACATTTGTTCACGGGCTTTGATCCTTATTGGGGCAGAGCCTATTACTTCGTTTGAAGACAATACAACAGAGGCACTGGTCGCTGTTAATATGTATGAAGACGTAGCGCAAGCTAGTCTCTGCAACACACGCTGGCGTTTTGCTACTGAGCAAGCGCAGCTTAGTCGTTTATCAGATGAGCCGACTGGACGCTTTGATGCGGCCTATCAGCTTCCATCTAACCTTTTGATGCTTAACGCCGTTACTGTAAATGATAACAATACGAACCATACAATCTACGGCGACAAGGTATTTACCAACACCTCAGACCAAGATCAGGTTATTGCTGATTACATCTATCGTGCAGATGAGTCTGATTGGCCTTCCTACTTTACACTTGCTGTCGAGTATTCCCTTGCTGCCATCTTTGCAAGTTCTATTGCTCGGAACGAGGGTCTGACACAGATTATGGAAATCAAGGCAAACAACCTTATGGCAAAAGCCCGTAACCTTGACAGCCAGCAGAACACGACACGCAAACTTACGACTTCGAGGTTTATCACTGAAAGGCTGTCATAATGGCGAAGATTAAGATTCCGCTTCACAGCTTTCAGTTTGGCGAACTTAGCCCATCCTTTACATCCCGTGTGGACGCTGCTGTGTATCAGGCTGGCGCGCAGAAGGTGCGTAACTTTATTATCATCAATGAGGGTGGTGTAAAGAAACGCGCTGGTGGTGAGTTCATCTATCAGTTTAGCGATACTGTAACTCCTGCAAACGAGTTAGAGATTCGCATTGAGCCGTTTATCTTTTCGGATGACGAGCGGTATATCTTTTGCTTCAAGAACAACGCTCTCGACATTTTCTTTATCAACCCGACTACTGGTGAAGTTGATACCACACCTGTCAGCCTGTCTGGCTCTAGCAGTTGCCCGTGGACAACGGCAAAGCTAAAAGAAATTACAATGGCCTCCTCTGGCGATGTAACAATCATCTGCCATGAAACCTTCCCCCCTCGTCTTATTCGCCGGACTGGGTTGAAGACCTTTGTCTCTGAGGTGTTTGAGTTTGAGGACAATGGTAATGATGATTCTCCAACACACCCCTACTACAAATTTCAAAAGGGTGGTGTTACACTAGACCCTGCGGCTACGTCCGGCACGAATGTTCTTGTAACTGCAAGCAGTAGTTACTTTGTATCAGGTCACGTTGGTTCGTATCTGCTAATTGGTAATACGCCTTGTGAGTTAGGGTGGACATTACTGGCACGATACTTCGTCGCCTTGCGCCAGATTCTATTGAGGTGTTTGCTGGCACTAGTGCTGTTCAAGTTACTATGCCTCTTCACGGTATGGGTGTTGGTGACGTTTTTGTTATTGATCGCGTGGGGGCTTTGGGAGGTCTTAACGCCTCTCACATGGAGGGAACAAAAACTGTAAGCAAGGTTATTGACCTTAATACATTTGAATACACTGCTGGGTCTAATGCCTCTTCTTCTGCCATCGGTGGCGGTTCTGTTGAAATCTCAAGCGGTGCTGCTACCCCAGAGTGGTATGAGCAGTCTTACTCTGCTGTTCGCGGCTACCCTGCTGCTGTAACATTCCACGAAGGTCGCCTGTGGTTTGCTGGCACGACAGCACAGCCCGGTCATGTCTGGGCTTCCAAGTCTGCCAACTTCTTTAACTTCGACATAGGCACGGGGGCGGACAGTGATGCCATTGATCTTAACTCTAACTTTGGTGAGTTCTCTCATATTCGTCATCTTGTGGTTAATCGTGACCTACAGATATTCTCTGCTTCTTCTGAGTCATTCATTCCTGCTTTCACTGATAGGCCTGTTACCCCTGCAAACGCCATAATCAAGCGTCAAACACCCTACGGATCGTCGTATATGCGACCACAGCCCTTTGATGGTGCAACCCTCTATACGCAAGCCTCTGGCAAGATGCTGGGGTCTTATGTGTATAGTGAAGTGGAGCAAGCCTACAACACAGAGAATGTGTCTGTGACTGCTACCCATCTGATGCGTTCTCCCATCCAGTCTGCAAGTATTAAAGGTGGCTTTGACCGGGCTGAGTCATACTGCTTCCTGATTAACAATGATGGCACTATGTCTGTCTTCTACTCCTCTCGCGGCGATCAACGCGCTGGGTGGATGCTGTGGGATACATCGGGCAAGTTCCACAGTGTTTGCGCTGTTGACCGCAATGTGTATTCCATTGCTGTTCGGGATCAGGGCGATGGCACTAATCGTTACTACCTTGAGAAGTTTAACGAAGAGATGCCGATGGATTACTGCGATGAGTTCACTGGCACTGCTGGTGTGTTTGATGTTAGCAGCCAGTTCTCTGATGGTGCTGTGGTTCGCGTGGTTAGCGGCACAGATTACATTGGCGAGTTTACTGTGGCCTCTGGGGAGGTTGATGTATCTAGCGTTAAGGAAATTACGACAGCTTACATTGGTTATCAATTCACCCCCATCCTACAGACAATGCCTATTGATGCGCTGATGGGTGGCGGCCCGATGACTGCTGCGCCGCGCAAGATTGATATGGTTACTCTTGATTTGCAGGATACTTTGTCTGCATCGGTCAATAGTAAGGATATGATTATCAGGAATGTAAACGATGATTTCTCTTTGGATAGGTCTAAGTTTACTGGTAGAAAAGAGTTTAGGTTAATTGGTATTTCAAAAGACCCGTCTGTTACAGTTAGTCAGTCTGTTCCTTTTGATTTACAACTAAATGGTATGGTTATTGAGGTGACTTTCTAATGGCTTGGCAATTAGCATTAGCAGTAGGTTCTGGCATTGCCAGTTATGGCGCAAGCAAACGCGCTGCGCGAGAAGCAAAACGGCAAGCAGAGCGTCAGGCCGCAGCAATCCTGCGCCAGCGATTTGCTGTTGAAGAGTTGGCAACTCAACAGCATGTAGATCGCATGGAATCTTTCCGTGATTTGGTAAATACCAACAATGCCTATGCTGCTTATATGGGGCGTTCTGATCGCAGCATCCAAGCTTTGCGTAAAGAAGAAGGCAGAAAATATGGTCGTGATGTTGATCGTATTAAAGAGCAGTCTCGCAGGGAAATACAGAAACTTCGTGATGAGGCTCAAGCTGTTCGAGAGCAGGGTAGGGTTACAAGCAGACAGTATAAAAATGCTGCCAATGCTACTTTGTTTAACACTGCTGTTTCTGCCGCGACTATGCTTGGTAAAACGCCGAGCAATGAAACTACATTGGTTGGTAGGACTACAGACGGTCTTACAGATAAAGGTTAATAATGGTTGTTGAAATTAAAAGAACTCCTTCGGGTCGATCATTTTTAAACAAACCAGTAGGCGTTACGAAAGTTACTACTGGCGCAGAAAAAGTGTATGCCCAGCAAGCCGAGATACTTTCCGGCGTTGGTGAGTTTGCTTTTGAACTAGCAAAAGAAGATCAAATTACTCGCGGCAAGGAGTATGCCAATACTGCTCGTGTGCGTGACGAGAATGGAAAGCTTGATTACAAAGCCCTCCCCTTTGATCTTGGTAGGTATGGTCAAGCTGCTGCTAATGAAATTTTATCTGACCGCTACATGATTGCGCTTCAAGATGACATGGCAACTGCGGCAACAAAAATCTCTGAAACATCTGATGGAGACCCCACAAAGTTTGAAACAGCTTTTTCTGATTGGGCAAAACAGCGCGCAAAGTTAATTGAAGGAACTGGCGGCACAGATATTATTGCCCCGTTTATTGATAGTGCCTACACCTTTCAAAAAGAGTTTGTGAATGATCTTGTTATTAAACGTTTGGAGGCTGAGAAAAAAGCTACCAATGCAACTTACAGTCTAAATATGAGGCGGCAGTCAAACGACCTTAAAGGCGCGTTGATTGCTGGCGAATATGAGGATGCGTCTAATATTTTTAATGCGGCTATATTGCAAAACAACAGCCTTTATGAAAAAGAAATTATTAGTTTAGATAGTCGCAATAAAGCTGAAACAGAAATTTTAAGATCAAGATTTGATGGTCTGGTAGATTCTAGGTTTGCAGAAGTAGATCCTAAATTCAAACAAGCTTTAGCAATAGAGTTACGAGGTGGTTTAACGCCGTTTAATATTTTGGAAAAAAATTCAGATATTAAGGAAGCCTATGATAGTTTAAGCGCTTCAGCGAGGTCTGAGGCTGTTGGTTTTCTTTCAAAAACCGCGACTCAACAAGAAAAATTCTTTGAGGCAAACAAAGAAAACGTTCAATCTATACGCAAGGTTGGTATGGGGATTGCTACTGGCAAGGACGTTTCTGCTTACCTTCAAGCTGAAACAGAAGTTATTGGTAATGGTTTTGATATTTTACGATCAGTTGAAAGCATGGAGGCTGCTTCTGGTTTTATGCGACAAGCGGGACATCTTGAGCCAGAGTTTTCCGGCATTGTTAAAAACGTGATAAGTGGGGTTGATTATGGTGACTCTAATCAAGCTATTTTAAGCACGGCATTAAACGCAATAGAATCTGATCAAATGGCTAATGGCAGAAGTGTTTTGCGTGATGATATGGGCTTGGATACAACAGATATTTTGAAGATAAATTATCTTCGTGAGGCTCAACGAGATGGGCCGACTGCATTTGAAAATGCTTTAAACATTCTATCAACAAGCAAGGTTAGATATGAAACTGTTAAAGAAAATCTTGGAGAAAGTTTTAAGGCAAAAACCCTTTTAGGCTTAGCTGATGAAGTTGCTGATAAAATGGGCATTTCAAAAGAATTAAAACCAGAGCTAAGAAACACAATAGTTGACTCTCTTGTCTTGCATGGAAGCTTTAGTAAAGCATCAGACGCAGTAAATGAGGTTGTAGAGCAACTTTACTCCGAGTCAGATTACGTTGAAGGCATGACAAAGTTTGCGCCAGAAAAACGAATCCCAGAGTTGGCTGTCACAAAAGACCATCGCTATAATTTTCTAACCTATGCAATGGAAACATTTAAGGGCGACAGAAACTATGGGACTGAAATCTTTGGCAGGGATGAAGACGGTTTAAGAAATCCTTTGGATGAAGTAATTAACAAAAAGCTTTCCTTGTCCTTATCAAGAAATCTAACAAGAGATGACATAACTCTTGTTGCCAATCAAAATTTATCTGATGAAAAGCGAACAGTTTACTTTATTAAAGATAAAAAAACTGGATTGAATGTCACTGATCGCAGAGGACATAACGTGGTAATAGATACAAAAGAGTTAGACAATCTTGTTAAAGCGGAAAAGGCAAGAGACGAAGATTATAATAATCGTTATACTGCTGGGTCTGATGAATTTGAAATCTTTATGCGAGGAATGTTCGGCCCATTTACTCGTCTTAGTGGCGGGTTCTTAAAAGAAACCGCTATTCGATTGCATACACAAGGCAGGGATTTTGAACTTCCAGCAACGGGACTTACTCAAACCTACTCACCAGTTATTGAAAAAATGATTTCTAGCGACTAAGGATTTGTTGTGAGAGAAAACTATATAAAAAGTTTTGGCAAAGATGCTTACACGCTTAAAAAAGAGCCTACATTTGGCGAAAGTTTTCGTGCTGCATTTGGGTATCAATACTCCCCATTGGTGTCCGCTGCTCAAGAACAAATAATTTTTGGCAGTGCTGATCGTATTCCGGGATTCAATCCTGTTGAGGATATGGATGGATATGATGGCTTTGAAGAGGAGTTTAGCCGCGCTAAGAATCAGGGTCATCTCGACTTTATTAAGCAGTCTATTGACAAGAACCGTCAAAACCGCGCGGTGCTTTCTGAGACAGATTTCTTTTCTGGAGCGTTGGTCGCTGGTTTTGTTGACCCGCTCAATCTAGCTTTTGCCTTACCTGTTATGGGTCAGCTTGGCATGATCGCAAAGGGTGGGATGGGTATTAAGCAAGCTGCTGCTGCTAGTGCTAGAGGTGGTTTGGCTGTTGGTCTAACAGCAGAGGCTGTTCGCGCGCCGTTTGATCCATTAAATACAGAAGGTGAAACTGCCCTTAACCTTTTGACAACCACAGCCTTTAGCAGCTTACTTGGCACAGTGCCTAGTGCAGCAAGAAGTGTTTCTGGTTCTTATACAAAATCTGCTGGAAAACTTCGTGATCTTGCTAGGGGCGAAATTGGTGACGAAATTGATGGCATCAAAGTTGTCGAAACTGAAAAAGCCGATGTGACTATTAAGTCACAAAAAACAAACATTACAATCAATCGCACAAACGTAGAAAAAGAGTTTGATAAGAAGGCTTGGACAAATACGTCCGACACTCCGAAAGGTGTAGTGCCATTGCCTGAAAATGCTTTTAATACAGCCAAAGAGTATGGTGACTTTTTAATTCATGTTGCCGCTGTAAGAAAAACAGTTAAGCGTGAAAAGGGTGAGTCTCAAGCGCTTTATACTAATCGTATAAACCAAGAGGCATTAGACAGAACTTACTCTGGGTATGGGCTAAAAGAAACACCATTCACAAATAGCATTTGGATGAGGCTTATTCCCTCCCCCGGCAAAACAATTTTGTTAGACCCTGATGTGCCAAACTGGGTAAAACGCACCTATCAGCTTATGGAGGGCAATGGTGCTATGGC